CGCCACCCACGCTTCATTGCCGCCAATGCTACATTCTTAGCATTTAATGGATAAACACTTTCTACTCCGCCTACTGGCATCAAATATATGTGTCCTTTAAATCCTGCCGCACGATATGCACCAACTGCACATCCAGCATCTGCAATATCTTGTTCTGTAGCAACAACAAATTTAAGATATGCTGTACCAACTTCTTCGTATTCGCAAACTACTTCTGGAAGAATCGCTTCTTCCCACTTTTCACCACTTGCTGGAAGTTTAGCACTAACACTAAATGTAAGCTCTTTGCCCACTTCACTGTTCCATTTAGCTAGATAGCTTTTAAATTCTGGAGTAAGTTTTTGAGTACCGTTTGTTTCAAATGTAATTTCCTTCAATGTTTTCATTTTAGGATTGTTAAGTAAATCTGGATAAGCACGTTGCCAACCTAGCAACGGTTCTCCACCAGTAATTACTAAATGTTCATCTATCCATTCACCGTGTGGAATAATTTCCATAATACGATCTGTAATTGCTTCACTTGTAAGCATTGGACTAAGATCTTTAAAACTAGGATGCCAACTAGCATAACTGTCGCAACCTGTACTAACTAACGGAAGCTGATTATACGTCTTCCACTCGCCGTATTTTTCTTGTTTTTCTGCTAGGACTCCTGCTTCACCGCTCAGTTCTCCGGCAGGCATACCAAAGCCTGCACATTTAAAGTTACAACCAAATGTACGCAAGAAAACAGACGGTACACCCATGTAACGTCCTTCACCTTGTATGCTGTAAAACAATTCTGCTATCTTAATCTTGCTCATATTTTAAACTATCCATAATTACAGTACGTTCTTTATTATACACGTGTTTCTTTAAAAAGTCAATAAATTCTGCGTGTTCCATTGTTTCGGCTTTATTTAGAATATTCTGGCAAGCCCGCAAATAATATCTGCGTCTTGCGGCTTTGGTAACACCTTTCATATCTTCCACTTTAAATTGGAAAGTACGTACTAACGCATCAGCGGCTTCACTAGGTTTACCGTGCCATTCTACATCACCATCTTTGGTAATGATTAGCACTGGTTCTCTGTCTTTATTACTGAATGTGATATTATTGTTTGATATTGAATTATTAACACTCAACCCGGTTCCTATAGTATAACCTGCCTGATAACCGATAGCAGTATTATACTGTCCGGAAGAATTCCATTTTAATGCACCAACACCAAACCTTATGTTTGGATTGTAGCTAAATGCAACAGATTTAATCTGCTCGGTAGTCCGGCGAGCGATAGTTTCCTTTGCCCGGGATTGTGTTGCGAACGCCCCCAACCGGATCTTCGACATCGCCTTGTCTACGAGGGATAACATGTATATGAGGCCAGTTGACAGTTTGTCCTGCGCTTTCGCCATAGTTAATTCCCAAATTGAAACCGTCCCATTGTTTGAGTTCCACCATTGTTTTGCTATGTTCCATAGCGTCTCTAAACGCATCATTTAAAACTCCTAAGGTATTATATTTAGGTACGAACAATAAATGTCCGGGTGTGCAAGGATATTTGTCTAGATAGACAGTGACGTGGAAGTCATCTCGGACGATAGTGTCCCAAGGAACATTGGCTTCACTAATATGATCTGGACCATCAAATATCTTATCTATCATTGTACTAATTCTTTAAATCTTGCTAAAAAACTTTCGATATAACAACTGTATTCTCTCGATTCGTTTACGTTATCTTGCTCATAATGTACCCAAGTATGACCGTCAACTTCTACGACATGTATAACGTGAAATACTTTACCATCAGCCCCTGTCCATCTACTACCTTCTTTAATTTTCATTTTGTCCACCATTCTTCATAAGGAAAATCGACCCAAACATCATTCTCTGCTTTATTAACTTCAGTACCAACATAGTTCATTTTGATTTGACACTTGCTGGCTAAATTATCAACAACTACAGCAAATCTAGTTGTATTACCCCAAACTACATTCCAAATAGGACTGTTAGGCATACAGCTAGCCCGCCAGTCGTTTATAATCCAATCGATCGTAGCACCACTATCGTTGATATCATCTACGATTAAAATATTCTTTCTAAAAGCAGGATCGGCAATAGTTCCGGTGCCGTCTCCTACAAATCCAAAAGCATCTTCAGCCATCCAAGTTTTGCTTTCAGTATCGCCACCATCTCGAAGACTTACTTTAAGTGTTTCGCATGGAACATTAAAATAATGACTGATCATTACAGCAGGCAATAAACCACCTCGAGTAATACCTACTACATAATCGGGCTTCCACCCGTCAACAGAAATATCTCTGCAAATCTTTCCAATAAGATTTTGTGTTTCAAGAAAGTTTAACTTTAGCTTGTTCACGCCTTTCCTCCAAATATTGTTCGTTGTGTACCCATCTTTGATTTTCTTGATGCCCTATTAAGAAGCCCCATTCACGCACTTGTGGACCTGGCATGAATAAAGTCCATGCTGTAACTTCAGGATGGAGTTCAATGCGATGATATGAACTAGGACGACAAATACGAAAATGACCAGGGCCCCGCCATTTACGGACCTCACAAGTCTTTTTACCTTCGGAATTAAATCCCGGAAGCCATTCATAATATCCACCTTTTAAAATTAGCGTAGCGTAAGGCCATGGATGATCATGAACATCATCTGGATCTGATTTAAGAAACTTATGTATGAAGATATTAAATGGAAACTTTTTTCTGTCTTTAAGGAAGACGTAATACCGTTCCAAATATGGCTCCAAGCATTCTCTGTCATAGATAATCCGCTTGCGTCCTAATTTATCTAAGGTGCGGAGGAATCTTTCTGTTAATTTCATCTTGACTCTTACAAAGTGTAAAAACTGTTTTAAACTGTTCCCAAGATTTTTGTAATCCTGGAAACTCCTCGCACATCCTTCCTAATTGGATAGCATCAATTTTATATTCATTAAACCATCGATTCTGTCTGTCGATATCCGGATGGATAGTCCCCATTTGCTTTTTATGTTTGTATCCGGCAGCCATTATACTTTTAATGTTTCCATAGTGATAATTCTACCGATCTCTTTTCCTAGATCTTGCTCGTCTGTTATAATATGCAGACTACGTAAATTTCGATCCTTAACACGATCATAAAAGTTTGTTTCAACGACCATACCGCCTGCGGCTTTATATGCAGTGAACCGGATGCCGCGATCGCAATCTAAGCTATCGATATCTCTCAGACCCCGTGGCTCGCATTCAGCGATCATTATCGCACCTTCTTCATATAACCAATTACGGATACGTTGCTTTAGAGTAAGTTTTCTTCTCATTATTCGCTTTTGAGTGATTTATTGAATTTATCCTGTTCGGCTTCGTAGATGGCTAGTTTTTCTCTAAATTCTTCTTCAGTTAGAGAGTGCCAACCACAGCAATCGCCTGTTGGACTACGGCCGCAACCACATGTGCCACTGGCCTTAACTCTATCTTCAGTTGTAAACGTTGTCATTATTTTTTCTCCTGTTTTAATTTCCAAATGATTTCTTTAGCTTCTTCCAAATCTTTTTTAAGACTGACATTTAGGTTTTTAGCTACAGCTAATTCCGATCTAAGTTTATCGTCTATTACAACATCTTTTGGTTTTTGGCTGAGATTGTAGCCAACCAACGATCCTAGAAAAAAGCATAAGAGTGCAAGTATCATCGTTGTGCAAAGCCTTGTTGTAGTTTGATATTGTCAAAAAACTCTTTTTTAGTGTTCATATCTTCGTTAAACGCACCTGTCAATACTGTAGTTTGAGTTAAACTACTACCTGCCATGATACCGCGATTCTCACAGCAACCATGTGTAGCCTGTATATAAACTGCAATATTCTTTGACCCTGTTGCGTTAGAAATCTCACGTGCTATGTCGTTGCAGAGTTCTTCTTGTAATGTCCCACGGCGAGCACACCACTGAGCTATCCTAGTATACTTCGAAAGACCAATGAGCCTATCTGCGGCAATAATACCAATATAAGCAACGCCCACGACAGGCTGGTGATGATGGCTACACATACTACGCAACTCACTACGAACCACGAGCATACCCTTGTAACCATCGTCCACTTCGTTTGGAAAACTTGTTGCATCTGGGGCCTCCTCATATCTACCCGCCATTATTTCGTTAAAATACATTTTAGCTAAACGCTTGGCTGTGCCTTGACTATTAGGATCATTTTCACGATCGATAAGTAGTGCATCTAGCACACCTTCAAACGCTGTTGTAGCTTCTTTGATTAATACAGCTTTATCTTCTTCTGTGATATATTCTGAAATATTATCCCCAGCCCAAAAGCGTTTCTTGTCACGCTTCATTTTAAAGCGGATAGCGTCTGCAAGGTTACATTCTTCGTAACCTTTATCGCTCATATTCATTGCGGCATCTTCGTATCCAGGATGGAACGGTGCTTCTTTAACTAGATCAGGATTATTGTCCAGTACTGCTTTTAAGTCTTCTGATGTAAATGTTGTCAATTGGTATTCTCCGAGTTAATGACGTGGATGTCTATATGTTATTATACTGCTTTATTTAGGTTCTGTCAATCTAAGTATTAGATTCTTTTTAACTGCCGCATCTAAAACATTCATTTGAACATTTAAACTTTCTGCATATTTGAGTAACGCACTTGTATCTTTTGGAAAACATGCACCGCCAAACCCAAATGCACCATCGGGGCCCGGAACTTGTAAATGACTGTTTCCAATACGCACATCGCTTTTAATCATATGTGCAATCTTAGTATAGTCGCAGTCGCTAGCTTTGGCAAGAGCATACATTTCATTCATAAATGTAACCTTGGTTGCCATAAAGGTATTGATAGCGTATTTTGCTAAACTTGCTTCTGCAATAGTACAGTGGTGTACTACTTTTAAATCTAATTGTGATCTACGAATAATTGTTTCGGCTAGGTCGCGATAGGCTTTAACACGGCCACCGATGATAGCAAACTGGCCACTAGTGTAATCACGTACAGCATTGGCCGCAGTTAAAAATTCTGGAGCATGTACTAGGTTAGGATATTCTTCATTAAGTCGTGTATAAGTATCTGGCGGTGCAGTACACTTACTGATAATAACCCCCTCGTAGTTGATTATTTTTAATTTGGCAAGAATGTCTTCCAAGATATCAGTATGACATGTTCCGTCATCGTCTTGCGGAGTTGGAACACAAATAAACACTCCGTCTGTCGTTGATAGGTCTTGGAACGGATCACGACCTAGAGCGGGATTGTTATCTACTAAAACTAGGTTAGTTTCGTCATAAAAGGATTGCTTAATTGCATTACCCACGAATCCCAAACCCACAATACCTACTTTACTCATTATTAAACCTTTTTAACAACTCTGTTGCACTAAAGAAATTCTCTGTTAATGATTCTGCTTGTTTACGAACCTGTGGAATCATACGAGTGTAATTGTCCATATACTGCATAATTTTATGACATAAGTCTGGGCGATATACAGTATATGAGTTGAAGTCCTCAGTCCATTTGCTTGGATATTTGAATGTATCAAAATACATTTCTGTATAGCTCAAACGATCTGGCACCATTGGAATAGCATCGACAATAGCACCTTCATAACAACTGATGCCTAGCGTTTCCTGTAGATTCGCACTGAACACTAGTTTTGCTTCACCTAACAAATTATGGTATTCATTCTTGGTTAATTGTTGATCCTGACACACAACGAACTCATATTGGGGCAAGTGTTCTTTTAGGTCACGGAATATTTCAACTTGCTTCTCTGGAGCGATACGATGCGGGAACAAGATAAGGTCACGCTTAGGCATGTTCTTATATGTAGTCAATGTTCCATCCATATACTCCATTGGCCAACCTGTACGTACTATCTTATCTGTAAGTGTGCCGGCACGTAGTTCTGCCAAATCCTCTTCGTACCAGGGATTTTCTGTAGGGTAATCATTTAAGAGATTAGTAAAAAACATCTCAATATGAAAATCTGTAGCAAAGTAGTTGTAATCAAATGCATGATAAAAACTCTTTTCTGCATGTCTGACCCAGGGTTCGTTTCCTACTAAGCGACCCAAAAAGTCTTGAGGATCATAACTTCCGGCATGCCATAAGCCGTGTGTTGTTACGGGAATCTGTAACAACTTGCTCATATACTTTAAGTTTATGATGCCAGGGTGCCAAGCATCAGTAAAGATAAAATGATCGCCGGGCTTAACGGATCCGTCACAAAATAAACGGCCCATCTGCTCAACTTGACTAGACTTGTATATATTGGTGCCACCAAAATTAAGGAAGGCACCAGGAGTAGTGGCACTAGGAATATCCGTAGGGCCAGCGATAACTTGAACATTGTGTCCTGCCTTTCGCAGTAACGCAGGTACATGAGTCTTCCACTGACCCGTGTACCTGGTTTCAACTGCTTCTAAATCAATTAGAAAAACGGTCATTATTATAAGGCCTTGGATTTTTGCCTAGATAAGGTTTACGTTCTCCGTTATAAGGACGTTTACCCTTTGACTTATAATACTGCCAGTCTTTGTAAGCCTTGGACTTATATAAGTCCGCCGGGTTAAAATCAATCATTTCAAAACGACAATGATCGTGCCATGCTTCAAGATCATCAAAAATCTTGCTGACATCTGGCTTCATAGTCAGGTACTTCTCGAGCCACTTAGGTTGGGCCATTTTTTTCTTTCCTTTAAATTACAATGGATTGAGCTGGGCGAGTGAGGTTATAATTAATGATGCATCCATTCTCGCCATCTTCGGATACATCAATTACTACAGCTCGGTTTGGATACCTTGCCGCAATTTGGTCATACAAATCATCTGCGATCATTTCGCATGATTTGAAATCTAATTCTAAAATATCTTTGCTGTATAGTCCTTCTAACCAACGCTTGAATTGAATAAACTCAATATCACGATCATTGTGAAATACATCAATTGCCACACGGAAGTGAAAGATATGACGATGTGCGTTTGCTAAAAAACTAACATCATATTCACCTGCTGTATTTAGATTAGGATCTGTTGCCGCGGCCGGATAACGATGAATACCTTCCTTACGGAAAGTTACCCAAATCTGTCTACCTGCGGCTTCTTTAATAGTTTCAATGCTCATTTAATAATCTCGTCATTTGAATATTCATCCCAATTAGTAAAGTATTTGCGTTGTGTAATGGCGCCAATCGGTACACACCATACACCTGGATTAGATGCCTCGAATCCTTTATCGTCTATCTTAATTGTAGCATTATATCCTAGCTGTTGTAAATAGGGCAATTTCACCGAAATCTGCGGAATAAATCTACGATGCTCAGTTAACCCACTTTCTAATACACCCTCATGTTCTTTAACATCAAAGTCTAGAGTACACCAGTAGCCTGCATCTAAACAGCCTTGGATCATGTCTTCCCAAGGTCTCCAACCCTCAACATCATTGACACCATTGGTGACAAAACTCTGATTAGCACCAAAATAGATATGTTCACAGTCATTGTTTTTAGCAAGACTGATAATAACCTGTTCGTCATGTGTACCTACTACAAATAGAGTACGCATACCAAATGCAGGAGTACGTTCAATTTCTATACCAACAAAAAATGTTACATCCTCACTCACGCCACTGGTGTAATCACGTTTCATTTAGACTCCATAAATTCGTGTTCAAGTTCTAATAATTTTTCATCATCTGGATCATTAAGATCTTCAACACCTGCGATATTAATAGTTTCTTCTTCTGTAAACAAGTTTTTAAATGTATTTGAAGCAGTACCACCACGTAAGCGCATACCCATCATTGAGTTGAGCATTGGTTTAGCGTCTTCGATCATCTGCATTGGGTTTTCAGATTTGAACAAATCTTTGACAAATGCATTAAAGTAAAGAATGTTACGTGGTACCCATTCTGAGTATTCATCACTCATATCACGTTCTTTGACTTTCTTCCAATAGCGATAGTCTGGCTGTATCTTAACTGATTCAATATCGGCAAGTACGTTAGCACGTTGAACTGCACGAATATGACAATATGTATTATGTGCCATCATCAATGCATATCCAAAGCTATCCCAACTAGTTTTGCCTTCTTTGCCAATCTTGTTTAACATGCCCGGCTTGTAATGACAAATATCTTGCATGGTCAAACGATTACCAATCTCGCTTTCAAACGGGAATGGAATATCTAATGATGCAAGGGCTTTGTTATCTGGTGCTTTGTCCATAATAACTGACCAACGCTTGTTAGTATGCTGAGCATTAGTATATACTAATCCATGTGCTGTGGCAATAAACGGACTTGCACAGTCAAAACTAATGGTAAAGTTTTCATTTACAGTTGAACGGACTTCACGCTGGATAGCAGTCAAGTAGCAGGACCAATCTAATTGTGCTGTACCTAGGAAGTGCATCCAATCGCGACCTTCTAACAGTTTCTCGTCACGTAAGATAATCAAACGTTTAAGAGCAACTTCCATGTCACACATGTTCTTACCACCCATTGCCCAACCTTCTGTAGGCAAGTGTTTGACTGCTTCATACCAAGCCTGTGCGGTTTCCCAATCACTGCCTTGTAACACGTTCAAGAATTTGGTTTGTCCTAAACGATTGCGAATAAAGTAATCATTGTTGTGTAGAGTCTTACTCAAACAGTCATTAAAATCTTTTAATCCTGTCTTTGGACCATGAATATGGTCACATGCCCATGTTGGAACGTCTAACAGCATTGACCAATCAGCGGTTAATTCTAACCAATTAAGAATATCATCACGTGTCTTGTTAGCACTTGTACCTGTAAAGTTTTGCCAATCAAATTTAAGAACGCCCTTACCGATCTGATATCCGCCGGAGTCGCCTACAATAACTGTATTTGCACGATCACGATCTTGTAACATCGCATCTTGGATCATGGTCTTTTGCAAATCTAACTGTGCGTGACCTGCTGAATACAAACCATATTTGTAGGTAAAGTATCCTTGTTCTGGATTTAGGAAGTTCATACCTTCGATACCGCGATCAAATCCTTTGGGGATACGATCATCCGGAACAAACTTATCAAAACGCTGTTTGCTGATATATGTTGAAAAGAAAGTACTAATAGCTGGCAAATAGACAGCGTAGTCTTTTTGTAATGGGGTTAGGTTAACTGGTTGTCTCATATTCTCTCGATAAGTGTGCTATAATTGTTAATTGGTCTTGTGCCTTCTTGACATTTTCTAATGCAAGTTGAACAGCTTCATTTTTAGTAGCTAGTTCTAAAAGTTCAATCTCTTGTCGTTGCTTAGATCTTGTCCATTCGAGCAACGTTGTAATACTTGGGTCTAATGAGGCAGTGGCATAGCTGGTAGCCATAGTAACCCACACAGACCCATCAAACACCTGCATGTCACTACCCCAAACACGTATCATACCTGTCATTGGGTTATTAGTATTTTGGTTAACATATGGTACAGAAGTATTACCTCCTGATACCACAATGCCTTGGGATCCCTGTAAACCTTTTATCATATTAGTTTTGTGCTGGCAAAATATATTCGTATGTTGCAAGACCGCTATCTAATGTAACTTTTAAAGCACCATCATCGCTGAAGCTCATTGTAGTATTGTTTACATCGGCAATCTTTAAGATGCTTTGTAATTGTGCAACGGGCCAGCTTAATTGTGTTCTAAGTTTACCTGTAACGCCGTCAGCAAAAATAAATTCGCCTGCGTGTGTTGACAAATCGCCGAATGAAAATTTCAATTTATCGCCATCTAGTTTGACTGTGAATGTTGTATGTTCATTATTAGCAGTTGCTTGGAAGTTAAAACGCTGAACTGCTGATACTGTTGGGCTAATAGTAACACCCCATGTAGCACCGTTAAACTTGGGAATAGTCAACTTGGCATTGATAACATCCATATTCATAAAGCGATAGTCATTCTTGAAGTCGCCTGCTTTGTTTTCAAAGTGCAAGCCTACTGGAATATCTACGCCATTACGCTGACCCTTAACAACTTCAATCTTTGCATCTTCTTTATACTCTGGGCAATCCAAGTGAATCTTTAATTTATTCAATTGTGGCATACCAAAAATACCTTGGATATCTGGATAAGGTCCAGCAGTTTCAGCCGACATAATGACTGTACGGTCATCTGCCATTGAGTTAATCTTAACTGTTTTTTCGTCGCCAGTGATTTTCACAATCTCTAAAAATCCTAGATTGTGTGTATGTGAAACGATGTCTTGTAGTATAGCTTTCATATTAAATTCCTTTCTTATATTATATTTAGATTTTGATGATTTGTCAATCAATCAAATGAGAACAATTTGCCAAATGTGTTGTTTTGTACTGTTGATGCTAAATCCCACTCCAACACACCAATGAGATTGTCTAACTTATTGTTAATAATTGTAGTTTCCATTTCTGCATGATCAAATGGTAAATCCTGGAACCATTTGGGCAACCGCAATTCGTCAACTGGATATGCGATACTTGTATATCCTAATGGATTATCTTTGACTTTACACACAATAACTTTCATACCATCAACAATCTGCTGACTGTATTTGTCACCGTGCATGGTCTTTAGAGTATTCCAATTCATACTAGCACGTACATGTCCGGGAATAGTAATCTTTCCTTGCTTACGTTCACGTTCTTGATAGTCGGTGATGTTATTAGCACGTTTTGGACTACCTTTCTCCCAACCGGGTCGAGCTTTGAACTCTGTGCGGAATTCCATAATCCGATCTAGGATATCTTTTTCTTCGGCGCCATTTAGTACGTCAGTGAGAATTTCTTCTAAGAACTTCTGCATAAATTCTGGAGTATCTGAACGCTTCAAATCCAAGCCCATGGCTTTGATCTTGCCCGGTTTATCCTCTACGTCTTGTCTCTTACCATCTTTATCATAGTATAGGACAGCATAACGCTTCTTGGTAATGAACAAGCCTTTGATAGCAACGATTTCACGACCTGCTTTGATAACATCTCCACGTGACTTAGGACAGTGGAAAGCATTTAACATGAAGTCTGGAAACGTGGCATTTACCTGATCGGATATGCTATCATAAAGTTGTACTACTGTATCTTTATCCCAAGGTATTTGTCCTTTGGCTATTTCAGTTTTTAAACTTGTAAATGCAGTAAAGTACGCAGAATCTGTATCGCCATAGATAATGGCCTTACCTTTGTAGTCATAATCCCCGGTGATTACTTCATTTATCTTACTAGCCATATGCCGGGCGATTTGACGTCCAGTAAGAGTTGTGGACTGACCAATACGCTTATCAAAGAACCTGCAACCAGCATTAAGAATAGCACCATAGAGACTGTTGAGGTTAATTTTCTTAACAAGTTGCCGCTTGTCCCAATACTCTTCTTCAATTTTATTGCCTGCATCTATAGCATCCTTTAATTTTTTCTGCATGTCCTTACGTTCTTTATACCAACGAGCTAATAGGCCTGGAATAACACCATCCGACTCATGCGTAAAGATTGTGCCATTGGCGCTCAACATCCAAGGTTGATTGCTTTCGTAGATAATTCTATAAACCTCCGCGGCGCTCATAGTATCACTACCGCCACTTTCCCAGTCTACGGTAATTTCGAAAGCGCGATCTTGTGCCATTACTGCTTCATACTCAAATGTACCGAACTTATCTTCCCATGCCGCGGCAAATGACTTTTTATTCAAGGTCATTTGTTCTTCAATGTATTCATCTGTCCTGCTTGGGCGTAGTTGTCCTATGATTGTTTCCGGACCCATGTTAAGGGCACGAATTACAGAAGGATACAGTGAGTTAATGTCCATTGACCCAATCCAATCATGCAAACCTTTCTTTGGAAATGCTACATAAGCACCTGCGGCTTGATTGTTTTCTGTATCATCACGTTTGGGACGACTAGGTACGATTAGACCCCTATGGTGAGCTTCGTTGATAATTGCTTGTTCTGTAACCGCTACAGCACCCATAGTTGTTTGTAGCAATACAGTATTTTCATGTGCTAATGTACTGGCTAGATCTAAGAATTTAAGTTTCTTGTCTAATTTGTCCAGAAGCGCACAGTCTTGTCTGTTGTATTCTATAAACTTTCTAAAGTCGTTGTTATAGAGCTGGTCGAGAGTTCCTTCATAAACTGTTTTGTTCTCTCCGATTTCCATTTCTCCAATAGCATCAAGTCTGTAGGTGTGGCGTTCTTCATATGTGTATTTTCTATATAGTTCCAGTGAGTCGAGGTGCACTCTGCCCACAAGATCATAAGTGACTGCATTTTTTCCGTATTTTTCATATTCTCTTTTCTTTGGGAATTGATCCCATAAGCAGAAGCGTCTTGTATCTTCCTTGCTGAGAACTTTGGTTACACGATTAACGGTATAGGGAATATCAAATCCCTCACTGTTCCAGCCACTTAGCACATCTGCATCTTCAATCAAGTTTAGAAATGTATCCAACATCTCTGCTTCTGTTTCGAACAAGTGTGTATTAGAAAATTCCTTTACTTGTTCTTTGGCCTGTTCCATTGTTAAGGTCTTGGGCGGTACTGCTAGACATACCATTGTTTCCATCCATTGTAAGTAGACAGCAATCGCAGTAATTGGCATGAACGCATCTTCTGGGGATGCATAACCGCGTTCTGGATCAAAGTCCACCTCAATATCGAAAAAGGCAGTATGTAGTTTAGGTGCATCGACACCTAGATATTTTTCTTCTAGTACACGGAATACAGCGTTGATATCGCTTTCGTATAATTTACGACTGCTGTGGATTTTTTGTTCTTTAATAAAGTCTTTGAAAGTTTTTGCTGTGACTTTACTTAAAGATTCACCATAAATGGAAGTGTACTTTCCTTTTTGGTCTGGATAATAAAATTGATAACGGGCTGGATAATCGATAAAGATTCGCCCTTTTTTTGGATCTCGTTCAACAACACGCACAATGTCTTTGTCGCGATCCCACATGGCATCTACATAACTCATAACTTCTCCTTACCGCTTATGGCCGGCTAACCTTCTTTGTAGCGACTTATGGCTCGCTGTAGCCTTACTATTTTAACATATAAACAGCATTATTGCAATACTGTGTTACATCAACTTCTGGAATAGTTATAAAATTATATCTGTTCCACAATGTTGCAGTGTTATTTACACCTACTAAACTCATACCCTTGTATCTTTGGGCTAATTTTTCTATTTTTGGCATTAGTTGATTAACGATGCCCTGTCCCCTAATTGAAGGCAATAATGATATATCGTGTATATGATACGCATCTGCACCTAAAAATGTTCCTAACAAACTGTTGAGTTTTGGAGGTTTCATCTTGAACCACGGATGACTAAATGCATATCCTTGAACTGTTCCTGTGTCATATACAAAACAACCTTCGGGAAATAGGATTAATTTCTCTTCAAATACTTCAGGTGATTCAAAAAAATCTTCACCCCAAACAAAATTAGCAATGCGATTAATATCTTTTAAATCAGAAATTAACATTGGACGCCACATGTTATTTTTCTCGTTGGGCAAACAGCCTAGCCATACTATGATAATGCGGGTTTCCATGTCCTTCATCTAACCAAAATTCTTCTTGATAAGACAATAATGTTAGACTAGCAAACTGCTCTTTTAATTGATTCATTGGGTAATATAGTTTTACATAACTCGCTGTTTCACTTTCCTTAGGATCGTTGGTCATAAAAACTGAAACAAACACATACCCCCCAGGAGCCAGTCCGTTAATTATATTTTGTACTACTTTACTGTTCTGTTCAAACGACAAGTGATCTATTGATGTATTGGCAACAATCAGTTGATAATGATTTGGAGTGATATCAAATTCGGCAATATCAGCAATCTGTCCTACGACGTTATCAGTAAGGCATGCAACTGCTTCTGCAGAATTATCTACCCCTAATACACTAAATCCCTGTTGTGCAAGATATTCACTATTACGTCCTTGCCCGCATCCTAAATCTAATGCGGTACCTGGACCGGATACGTTAAACATTTTTAAATATCGCACCAGTGACGGAGATGCTTGACCACCGTAGTAGTCAACTTCCTTACCATATAACTGATTAAATTCGTTACTCATTATGCATCTAAGATAAAATTACCACTGACTGAAATTCTATATTCATCGCTGGTATAAAATGGGTATACACAGTGTAACATCTTAGCGGGAAACAGCAGTAGTCTACCATTCCAAGATTTATCAACTGGCAGATATACCTGTTGGAGTTGTCCTACGCTGTTACTGTATACTAGACTAAAATGACCAGGAACATTAGTATTGGATTTTTTACTACTGTTTCGGTTCATTTCGTCTTGCATATCGTATGGCGTATCAAGCCATATAACAAAACTAACTAGACCGTCATGATAGTGTAAGGGATTAAATTCATATTTCTTTTGAAAATTAACCCATAGACTATCTAATGTTATTCCTTTGGGACCTTTAGTTATTTTCTGAAAGTCGTCAAAGTAATTAAAATGTGCGTCATACTCATATACTAATGGAAGCAACAGCTCTCGGATATATTTGACAGATTTGGGTAATGCATACTCGTATTCAATATTGCCTGCTAGGCTTGAATTATACGGTATACCGTTAGTCCAATTATCTTTGATTTCATTGATCTCATCCCATAAAGGTTTGAGTTGAGCTTCGCTGAGTTGTGCGTTTAGTCCACCTAAATTGGTAAACGTCTTTATGCCGTATTCCATGTATTAGCCAACTAACATTCTAACCAATCCAACTGTGTCAATGCTTACTAACAAGATATAGTTAGCCAGCATGCCAAATGATTTCCTAGTATAACTAGCCCAAGCATACATAGCACAACCACTGATCCAAACAGGGTAAAGATACAGTAAAGGAGGATTTGGTACAGTGATGGCCATCGTAATGCTACAGCCGATGCTGATCGCCCAAGCAAGAAGCTCAACAAAAAACCTAAACTTGTTAGAAGTCCAGTCATCTTTAATCCATCTTAGAGTTGGTTCAAACAGTGTGTCAATCATTAGTCGTTATTACGGTTTGGATTTTGTGCATCATAATCGCTGTCGCGAATAGCATGACCGCTAATATCTACAATAGTTTCTAAATCGTCAAACTCGGTGAATACACGTTCCCAATCACCCTTTTGCGCAATCTTAATTGCTTTACGAATGATGCTGGGTTTGACTTCTAATTCCTCAGCGACCGCTTTAATGGTATCGCTAAGACCTTCATTTAAATCTTCGATTTCTTGTAGGACTGTTACGCCCTCAGAAATAAGTTGTTTAATTTTTGCTTGCTCTGGTGCGCCAAATACTTTGCTCATAAAAAAATCTCCTGTAGTAGTAATTATACAGGAGATTGTGTGCTAAAGTCAAGAGTGATTTACTTCATCATATGATCTTCTTTGCCGCTTTGTTTGTCCAAAGTTTCTTCTTTTTCACTAATCAAGTAATCCATAACCATGACAATCATGCCCTTGGCCTGACTCATTTTATCAATAACCCAAGTTGGTAAATCTTCAGAGTCATCAATGGCATGCTCTAAATGCTTGCATACTCTCATAATAGTATGTAATTCGTTGCGTAGATATTCACCTTCCATACCGTACTCGTCCTCGTCTCCCTTATCGCTAGGATGTACTGAACGCAAATGCATGTCATCTATATTGCCTTGATCGGCATCGTTTAGATGATGTTGACTGCCTGGTTTCTTAGACGCCATTGTAACACGTTCTTCTGTGCCACCTTCTAAGAAAGATACTTGACCTTCTAGCATTTCGCGCAGACGATTTTCATAAGTTGGCATTTCAAATAGTTCTGCGGCTAGTGTATCATGTGTCCAGCCTTCATTTTTCTTTCTCTTATCTTTGTCAGCTAGATATTTCAGTTGTTTAGCGCGATCCGCCGGCGTTTCTGGCTTCATTACATCATCAAAATCTTTAAGTGCTCTGGCCATGTCGGGATTTTGTTTAGGATCCATGCTTACCCTGCCGCCCGCCGCCACACCTTTTTGACGAATTTGAATTTTTGCTCCACTTTGTCTTAGATATTTTATTACTTGTTTTCTAATTTGTTTTGGATCAGTTAGACCGCCTTCCAAACAATTATCCACTATTTCGATTGCTAATTGCTGATCCATTTCGTCAACCAACCCAAATTCTTTAATAAAATAACTTCCTAATTTATTTGCTTCTGGACTATACAAATCAGACCCGTCATATACACCTTCCGCCACAGCTTTTTTTCCATGTACTTCTTGATGCCACTTTTGGAATTCTTGTTCGCGATATTCTGGATCTTTTTTTAAACGATCATAATGTTCTTTGCTTTTGTTATAACGTTCTCTTGTAGAAGCAGTTTCCTTATCAAAATGTTGACGCCATTTGTCTGCTCCTGACTTACGTGCTTCTGCAATTTTTTGTTGCAAGACAGATAACTCCAACATGAGTTCTAATTTGCGATCATAAGATTCTGCTAGTTCTAGTTTCTTATGTTTGACTTCGCCGGCCTTGGCGGCTTTCTTTTTGTCTTTGTGAGCACCTGCGGCCCCACCACCTATTGCACTAGTAGCATTTTTTGCGACTGGATTACGTGGCTTTGGTGGCTCAACGCCCTTTGCTTTTTTAGTATACTTTGGGGCTTTAACGCCCTTCTTGTGTTCGTTTATCATATTCGTTCCTTATACTACTATGCTGGCTCTTCTTATTACCTTGGCTCTTTTACCCTTACCTTTTCCACCAACTGTTACAGCAGGTCCTCCGCTACTGCCTACTGCGCCTGTGCCAGTTGTGGCACCGCCGACATTTTCAGCAACATCTGCCGCACTTGATGGTTTTTCTTGTTGCGGTTGATCAGCAGGATTGCGCACCTTACTGACTAATTGTTGTGGTTTGAGTTTTTCTTTACCAGCAATTATTTTGTCAGCACGTGCTAATCCAGCATCAATAGTACCTATACTATCTTCGTCTGCTTGATATTTAATGCCAACACCACCTGCGGCTTCCCAAGAACTAATATTACTACCCCTGTCGTCGATCAGGATGTTTGGAGTGCCATTTGCTTGACGTGCATACTTTGATTTGTCTGCCGCAATAATAATTTCAACAGGTTGTGGATTCAAGTGTGTCTTAATCCATTCACGTTTCCAGTATTCGCTGTTCTTGTGATCTCCACGTAGGGGACTTGAACAAATACAATATCCACTAGCACCGTGTGCCTTGGCAAATTTTAAAGCCGCTTTAACAACTTCTTCTGCATTACGACATAATGGTAAATTATTAAAGAAGTCAGTACCTACCATTTTGTTCAATGTAGGATCTGTTTTGGCAGGGGGAATATCTCTGTAGTTGCCGTTCTTAATACCTGCAAGTTTAGCATACTCTGTAAAAAAGTCTGCTAGTACTCCGTCCATATCTAGATAGATTTTTGGGGCGCCAGTGTCGCCACCTGGCTTAGCTTTGTTTTTAGCTAGGGCAACAGCTTTACCGATATTGTAAGATACGTTTCCTACACCTTTTGTAAATTCGTCTTTTTTCATAATGTTATTATAACATCTTTATT